TCCCGCCAGAAAGGTTGCCCCAGATGTGGTGTAAGCAGCGGCAGTGGTTACTTTATCTGCCATATTTTTCATTCCAACCTCCAGAACATCAGGAGGATTTGTTCAAATTGGGATTAGGTATGATGGTGATCAGAACAAATCCAGGATACATTTGCGGTAACGTGGTTTGTTCGTGACTAATGGCATGAGCAAATCAGGCAGGAGGCTGTTAGCGCAGTCTCTTGCCACCCATCTTCACGAAGCCCAGCCATAGTGCTGGGTTTTTCATATATGTAAAACGCCCTACCCGTAACCACGAAAGTTAGAAGGCATCTGAGATGTTCTGGTGTTTGGGAGGGCGCTTTCAGAAATGTCGTGCCAGAAATGCAAAAAGCCCGTGGTTTTTGCCTCGGGCTTTCTTTTTAATCCACCTTAACAAAGGACGGATTTCTACTGTTAGGGTTATGATATTCTACTTTTCGTCATTTTGCAAGATGCAATCGTTATCGGAATAAAACTTAGCTGGTAACTTTCGATAAAACTACATTTGCAGCAGACTCCTCCATTTCAACCTTGCTAATTAATGACTCATAGAATGGCTTAATAGCCTTATCCCATACGCCTGGTGAAATTGCAGCGGTGAACTGACATATCGCACGAAAGCATGAGGCCGCAGGTATGCGCTCATACCCACGCCCTGAGCACTGCTTGCAGGATGAATAAACTGGAGCGCCCTGTAGTTCTGATTTCTTCCTGTCCAGCGCTACGCCACGCCCACGGCATTTAACGCAAGATGTAGATACAACACCTGCGCCATTGCATTTAGTGCATAGTGATTCCGTTACCTCCACAGCCGTCTTTGCAGGAGTTTTCTCTCCACACCCGGGATGTTTAACGATCCGCTTCTTTTTCCTTAATACTCCGCGCCCCTTGCAGCACGAACACATGACATTACTAGCTGCCGACCGGCAGTAATCCTGATACGCGAAAGTTGCGAGCGTTTGCACTACTTTCCCTTTAACATTGGTATCAAGTTTGCGCAAGGCAGCCACCTTGTCGCAATGCTTCATCCCATGCTGTACCAGTAACTGAATTGCCTTACGCTTATCGTTGTCGCTCAGGTTCATCTTGCCGCTGAAAGCACTGAACCCGAGCGGAGCGCGACTTTGCGCCATACCAAATGCTGCCATCACATCGGTATTAGTCAGTGAGTCTGATGCCGTTGCTCTCGGTGAATCTGATAGTTGAGGAGACTTCGGAGAGTGGAATTTCACAGTGTTTTCCAAATTCATGCAGCATCGCCTCCCGATGTCTTGTTCAATCCAAGCCGGTTCACCAGTTCGCGCTCTCGCTCATGCAGATATTCCATTGCCTTCTGGTGTTGCTCCGTCATCTCTCTGACGCTGCGTAATTCAGCCTCGTCACGTTCACGCTGCTGTTTCGCCTGGTTAATGCTGGTTACGGTCATAAATACCTCTCCCGCCCTGATGAATCATTAAAACGCCGTTAACGATGGCGTGATACCTGGCTTCTTTGTCGTACAGATAACGCCTTACTGTGTTGCGATGGCAAGATAATCGCCTGGCTACTTCTGTCTGGTTTCCATATGTCTCTATGAGCATGTCTGGAATGGTTTTGATAGTGTGTGTCATGCTGCCTCCCGGATATCTGGTCTTCTTTTGGAGGAAATAGCTTGTTCAGGCGGAATGCCTGAAAGAATTCGCCTTAGAATGGTTTTGGCTGTGACTGTGCATCTCTCGTCTTTCGCCCATTCAGATATCATTTTTCTGTCTCCGAATGCCGAGACATAATCCGATATAGAGGAGCCTGACAGCGCCGTCCCATTAATGATCTGGCTTACATGTGGCTGGCTAACCCCATATTTCTTTGCAAGCGCAGGAGAACCGTGAGTTGAAGACCCTTTAACGTACTCATTTTTAATCGCTGAAATGATTTCTAAGGGTATTTTTCTACACTCCCTATGCCGCTCATACATGTCATTAACGTTTTGCTGTTGAGTTCCGACGACAAGGTGATCAGGATTGATACATAAGGGGTTGTCACATTGATGCCTGATAATCATTCCTTCGATATCTGCCAGAGCGATACCTTTTGCAATGCAGTATTCAATCCTATGCGCCGTTGTTGTTTGTCTTCTCCATGTTCTCCATCCATATCCATTCTTCACACAACCTTTCCAGATAATGCATTCGCTCATGCGGCCTCCAGTAGCTCTGTAATCATTGGCAAGCGCCCACAGGTTTCAGTCACAACCAGTACAAGCATTCCGCCTTTAACCGCCTGACAGCGCTTGATGCGCATATCGTCTATCTGGCCGTCATCCAGCCAGAAGCCCGCACTAGTGAGTGCGTCAAAAACGGCCTTTGGTAGATTGTCCAGGTCGCGTTTGCGGTTATCGGGAGGTGCTGCGAGAATGGTGATTCTGATGCGGGGTGTGATTTTAAGGTCTAGCTGTTGTTGCTGAATTATTTCGATTACTTCTCGCCGGTATCGCTTTCCCCAATCGCTGATGTAGTGGATCCCTCTTGAGTGTCGCCAATATCGGTTGTTTGAAGGAGGCCACGGCAATTTTATTCGGTATGTTTTCATGCCTTAATCTTCCCCTCCTTCAGCAGTATCGCCTGCGTCCTGATCACGCCTTCGAGGTGGTAAAGTCTGGCGTCTTTGTTGTCGAGAATATAGGTTCGTCGATCGATTTCATCGTGACACGCGCTACAAGCCCATGCACCGATCAGGTCGTCAGGCTTCATCCCCGTTCCGCAAATTCCAGCCATCCGGTAATGTGCCAGAACTGTAGTTTCAGGATTGCCATTACATACGCCATAAATACGTACCTGGCATTCTCTGCCGCGCGCTTCTTTGCGTAGATTAGCCATTAAGCAGCCTCCCCTGTTACTTTCAGCATTCCGTTATCGAGCAGCTTTCTGGTCAGCCACTGTTGACCACGCCCGGTGATTTTTGTGGTGAACGATATCTGTATTCCGTGATTTGTGTTGACCGCTGTTTCTTTCACTGTGAAATAGCCGCGATCCATATATTCCTGCATTGGCACATTGCGCCGGGAACCTGAAGCAATAAGGATTTTGTGATCGCGCATCCATGCAAACAGTTTGTTTGGACCAATTCCAACAACCTTTGCAAAGTTTCCAATCAAAATTCCGCTGGCCTCGCCAACGCGATCGGCAAAATCAACTTTAGGTGCTGCGAGAGCAAGCTGTTTCTCCAATTCAGCCTTCTGGTCTTCAAGGTCAGCCGCAAGGCGCAATGCCTCAGAAAAGGTTTGTGGGATTTTTGCGGTTGCCCCTTCAAGCTCTCGCCAACGGTCAACAAGACGAGCGGTGAATTCCGGCGACAACTGAGCGACGACAATAATGCTGTCTCGCTTACCTTGTTCGCCCTCAAAAACGTAAGCCTCTACGCCACGAAGTAATCCTAAGTTATTGATTTTTTCGAAAACCACCATTGGGGGATTTCGGATCACACCTCGAGCCGCCAGTCGTTCAATAGATTGTTTCACCTTGTCATGACGACTTCCCACCAACTCAGCGATTTCAATGCTTGTCATTTTGATGGCATTGCCATTTATTAACTCATTCATCGTCTTCTTCCTCGTACATTGAGCTATTCGGATCGCTCATCAGTTCTGCGCAGCAATCGGAGCACACGTGAACTTCCAGCACATGCAGCTTCTGACCGCAGTTAGCGCACGTTAAAGCCCGCTCGACGCTTTCTTTCTGGTATTGAAGGGATTGGGATGGACTAAGCATTATTGGCGTCCTGCATCATGAGAAAGACAATCATGGCGGCGCGGAGAGGTCTGGTATCAAATATTGGGCTTATGCCTTTTGCATCCACACACCATTCAGTTAACTGGTCTAAGATAGAAATCCTGTGTTTCTCAATAATCGGCCATGAGGCACTCGGATCATTGCAGTAGTCAGGTAAATGGTTTAATGGCTCAAAAGTTGTATCAGCGTTTCCGTAATACCATTTGTTGGTGTTATTCCCTGACGTTTCCGGATTACATGCCCAAAGGCCTTTAAAAATTATGTCTCCTACCATTCGGTTAATTTCAAAATCACTTAACTGTGAATAATCCATTGTCATTTCCTCGCACGTTCTCTAAGCCACCGGATATCCCACAGGTGAGCCGTGTAATTGAAGGTTTTTACGTCAGATTCTTTTGGGATTGGCTTGCGTTTATTTCTGGAGCGTTTCGTTGGTAGGTATTTGCAGTTTTCGCAGATTATGTCGGTGATACTTCGTCGCTGTCGTGCCATACGTCCTCCTTCGTCTCTGGCAGCGGGAAATTACCTACTGGCGACCGCTCACATCTGATACACCATTGGTGCCAATAAGGTTGATTTGGCCGGAATCGATAATCGTCTTTGCTTTCTCCGCAGCGGTAGCAGTGTTTCATGCGGCGTATCCAAACCTCGCTTTCCATTCCAGTGCTAACCGGGCTTCGTCTGACCACTTAACGCCGCGCTCTGTACCGAATGCCTGTATAAGCTCTAATAGCTCCGCAAACTCGCTTACACGCATCCTGCTGGTTGACTGGCCTATTACCACGAAGCCATTCCCGGCAAGGTTAGGGACAACATCCTGCTGCTTTAATGCCGCGGTAAACACACACTTCCAGCTTTCTGCATCCAACCAGCGACCATGCCAGTTAACCTGACGTGAGACATCACCAAGGCAAGCCCAAAGCTTCCGATTTTGGTCTAAGCTGCGGTTGCGTTCCTGAATGGTTACTACGATTGGTTTGGTTGGGTCTGGAAGGATTTGCTGTACTGCGTGAATGGCATTTTGCTGATGTGCTGGAGATCGAATTTCAAAGGTTAGTTTTTTCATGACTTCCCTCTCTAACAGATTTCAGGTTATTCCACGCCGTTACCGCACTGCGATAATTCGTGGCCACCACAGTAGCGTGGTTAGCGCAGTAGATTTGGCACCCGTTCTCCATGTCGAATATTGTCGGTGATTTTCCGCATTTACATTTTTTGGCACGCGGTGCGTCTGAACACATTCCGTTAACGGCGTCCATCAGGATCCCCCTCGTTCTTAATCCAATAAAAAAGGGCTACTGTGTAAATAGCCCCTGTTATTAGCTCAGTGATGTAGATGGTCATACGTCAGCCCCTTGTGCATATCGTCTGCCACGCGCAGCAGATGCATTTGATGCTGTGCAAATCTGTCTGGCTTCATCCTGGTCACATGCAACAAAATGTCCGTTGCAGAACCGCTGGTAAACCGTACCAAGTGAGCCAAAACGGTTTTTCGTCACGATGATTTCAGCAAATGGCGCGGCGCTACTGTTCTCGTCATATACCGCTTCCCGATAGAGCATGATGATTGAGTCTGCGTCCTGCTCAATGCTTCCTGAATCACGCAAATCTGCGTTTGTCGGGCGTTTGTTTGGTCGCTTCTCAACATCGCGCGAAAGCTGACTCAGGGAGATAACAGGCGTTTTCAGGTCTTTCGCCATCGCCTTCAGGCTTCCGGAGATGTGAGCAATTGCAAGGTCGTTGCGGTCTGCTTTCGGCTTCTCAATCAGGCCAAGATAATCCGCCATGATGAGTGAGAGGTTTGGATTTTCCTGCTTGTGCCGTTCTGCGATTGAGCGAATTTCTTCGACCGATAACCGCGAGGCATCGACTACCCATACATCCAAATCTGCAAGCTGACTCATGCCGTTAGCAACACGCGCCCAGCCTTCGTCATCCATCGATGCAGGATTTCGCAGTACGCTAACCGACATCCTCCCGGCGTTGGCAATGCTTCGCTCTGCAATCTGCAATGCGCTCATTTCCATTGAGAAAATCAACACTCCGCGCCGGACGTCAGAACCAGGAATAACACGGCTTGCCACGCCTTCAGCTATCTTTAGCGCCAGTTCGGTTTTACCCATACCAGGACGAGCAGCAATAATCACAAGGTCTTCTGCGTTCATCCCTCCGGTGATAGCGTCAAGCTCTTCGATTCCTGTCTTCAGGGTATCCGACTCTTCTCCGTTCCTCAGACGCCTGTCAAGCGTGTCAGTGTAGTCATTGATGATTTCCCCCAGTCTTACAGGTTTAACCTCGTTACGCGGCTTCCTGATGGATGACAGGCGCTTTACAAGCTCATCCATCGCTCTGCCTGATGCGTCCAGCGTGCCGTTACTGATTGGCTCCCGCATCTCATCCAGTAGCTGTAAAACCTGACGCCGTTGATAACTGTCTGCAACCATTCCGGCATAACCTTTCAGGTTTGCAGCGCTTGGACATGACCGCGCAGTCATCATCACCGCCGTTGCGTATTCATCCCCGCATTCCTCGGCTACCATCAGTCCATCAATCAGGTTCCTGTTTCTGGCCTGCTTTCGAATAACTTCAAAAGCTTTCCGGTAGAGCGGAATTGAGAATGCTTCAGGCTCAAGTGTTGCCAGAACGTCACTGGCGGTTGGTGTTAATCCGCCAATCAGCAAGCCACCGATAACGCTCGCTTCGATATCCTGTCTCATGCAATCCCCCTGTCTGCAAACTTCCCTTCCCGAACTCCCGTTAACGAATCTTCCCTCAGCAGGTAATCAAAATCAGCCGTCCAGCCCGTGTCGTTGTCTCCGAAGTAAAACGGCTTGGCCTGATGCACAAACGCCCTGACATACGCCCTGAAACCGTCCACGTTTGGCGTTTTCAGTTGCGGGATGATTTTCTTCAGGCGGCGTTTCCGTTTCTCGTTGACCGAAACAGCGTGTGGAAGTCTGTCGCCAACTTCGGTGTTGTAGGCG